ACTATCAACAAGTTGGTATTTAAAATGCCGGATGATACAGATTGATTCCATACCACCGACAAAGGTATTTAAAGAAACAGCATTGGCCTACAATCGAGGCGAATCGATAATTGTACATTCACGTGGGACATCATCGGCAAAAACGTACTCAATCATTCAGTTTTTGCTCACAATAGCATCGCACCTGCACAATCAGGTCATAACGGTTGCAGGTCAGGACATTCCAAACTTATCGGCCGGATCATATCGAGATTGCCAGAACATTATTGCCGATACGCCATACTTCCAGCAGGAACTACTTGCTCACAACAAATCAAAGCGACAGTTTACATTCAAAAACGGATCGATAATCGAGTTCAACAGTTATGACGAATCTCAGGATGCAAAAAACGGAAAACGTGACTTTCTATTTGTAAACGAAGCGAACGGAGTAAACTACGATATATTCGAAGAGTTACAAGTCCGAACCAAAACGATGGCAATCATCGACTTTAATCCAACGGCGTCATTCTGGGCGCATGAAAGACTACAAAGCCGAAGCGACGTCAGGTGGATCGACACGACTTATCGGGACAATCCGTATATTGACAAATCGATTAAGGATAAAATCCTATCCTACGAACCCACGCCAGACAACATCAAACGAGGCACGGCGAACGAGTACCGGTGGAAGGTGTACGGATTGGGCGAAGTCGGCCGATTGGAAGGATTGGTATTCTCGGACTTTAAGATTGCAACAAGCTATCCGGACGAGTACAAATGGCGCACATACGGAATGGATTTTGGCTATACGAACGATCCGACCACATTGATTGAAATCCGATATGCACAGGGCAATCTGTACATGAGGCAACATATTTACGAAACCGGACTAACCAATCCGGATATAGCCGATAAACTCGAACAGCTTGGAATCGACCGAGACGAAAAGATTATTGCCGATTCAGCCGAACCGAAATCCATTGCCGAACTCAGGCGAATGGGATGGAATGTCAAACCTGCAGTAAAAGGAACCGACTCGATTATGAACGGAATCGATTCGCTTAAACGCTATCCGATCTACATCGATGCGAGGTCGAAGGATCTGATTGCAGAGTTCTCAAGTTACACGTGGGCGAAGGATCGCAACGGCAACAGCCTGAACAAGCCAATAGACCAGTACAATCATGGGATTGATGCAATTCGATATGCGGTCTCGTTACAGGTCAACAAACCACAACGTGAATTTGATATATTTTATGCTTAAATTTGTTATATTCAGAAATTACTCCTAAACATCGAGCCTATGAACCGACTTGACCTATCCAAACAACTTGCAATGGGACTGAAACAGGCGAGGATCGAACGGGCAGAAATTACCTAAACAACCAACTTTATGCGACCCTGTTAGGAATCGCACCTATCAGCATTGATGACAGTTCGTTAGCATACATCAAAAATGCGTATCAGTACAATCCGGATGTGTATTCAATCATTAACGGCATCACCAGAGCCGCATCAAGCGTTCCGGCCGTTGTACTTGAGGTAATCGACGAGAAGGCCGCACGTGAATTTTATCGAGTTAAGCATTCGACCCGTAACGGCATGGATGCAGGAACGATTGATCGAGTCGATAAGTTACGCAAGAAAGCGTTTGTCGAAGTTGACCCGATGGATGACCTTGCCAGATTAATCGACCGACCTAATCCGTTGCAATCATGGTCGGACTTTATCGAAAACTCGATGGGGTTTATGGAGATTACGGGCAACTCGTACACACATGGAACGATGCTATCGGATGGTCGATTCGGCGAACTTTGGATAATGCCACCCCAGTACACCGAGATTATTGCTAACAAATCCAGCGAGACGATTATAACAGGGTACAATTTGATGTTGTACGGCTACAAACAACCGATTCCTGTTGAGACGGTGATGCATATGAAATATTGGAATCCGGACTACAGCTATGCCGGTTCGCACCTGTACGGGATGAGTCCGCTGATGTCGGCAAGGCGAACGGTTCGAGCCTCAAACGATAATATCGAAGCGCTCAGCAAAGCACTACAGAATAACGGCGCAAGTGGCATGATATTCCCGGATGATCCTGATTTGACCACACTAAGCGAAACACAGCGTTCGGATATACAGCGATTCTTTGACACAAACAAGTCCGGCGCTGACCGGTACAAATCGGTACTAGCTACAACGGCCAAAATGGGATGGACACCGTTTGGAATGAGTCCGATTGATTTGGAAATAATCGAGTCTAAGAAGATGTCGATGCGTGACCTGTGTAATATTTACGGCTATCCGTCCGAGATGATGAACGATCCGGACAATAAGACCAACTCGAACAAGAAGGAATCACGTAAGCAGTTGTATCAAGATTGCGTTGTACCGAAATTGGAACGGTTCTACTCGGAACTAAACCGATGGGTAGTGCCACGTTTCGAGCGTGTTACAGGCAAGAAGTATCATATTGACTACGACACGTCAAGCATCGAGGCGCTTCAGGAGGATATTAAAGAAAAAGTCGAATGGCTAAGCAAAGCATGGTGGATAGCACCGAACCGAAAAGCTGAGGAAATGAACTTTGAGCCAAACGATAACCCGATATTTGATGAACCGTTTATTCCGACCGGACTTGTTCCATTGTCGGATCTATCGATGTTAGGCGAACTGACTGATGACGAAGCGAAACTACTACAACGGGAATATGGTGGCAAGTAATGGCACGAGATCCAAAGCGGTTTATGCAATGGAAAGCGTTCGATCAACGGCGTTGGGCGTATGAATCTTATGCAATCAGGCGAGTCCGCAAGGCCTTAGCCGAGATGATTCGACCCGTTACAAGGTCGGCTAGTTTACGAGAAGCACAGGGCGCAGTCGATGCGATGTCAAGCGTTCCGATGTTACGAGCATTTCAAGATATCTACGGCCGTGTCGGTTCGGACTTTGCGTTTCAATCGTTTCGAGAACTTAAAGGCGAATCGAACAACATCGAGACCAAGATAGACAGCCAAAACGAATGGTTGCGTTTTATGGCCGAATGGATAGCGCTACACGGCGTTGATCGAATCGATGGGATAACGCTAACAACCCAGCGCCGTTTGCAAGTAGCTATACAAGATGCGATTCAAGCCGGTGAGGGCATTCAACAGGTAGCACGTCGAATTGTTACGACCGGATCAGGTATTGCCGACTTAAATCGAGCCAGAGTAATTGCACGAACTGAAATCATATCGGCGTCCAATGCTGGATCGCTTGAGGGCGCTTATGCTACAGGCGTGGAGTTTCAGAAAGAATGGTTAGCGACACAGGACGATCGCACACGAGATGCGCACCTTGTTGCTGATGGCCAACGTACCAGTAAGGACGGAGATTTCCTTGTCGATGGCGAACCGTTGGAATATCCGGGCGCATTGAACGGTAGTCCGGCTAATGTGATTTCATGCAGATGCACCTTGTTATACATTACCACATGAAAATCATCATCTTCGCATACAACCGACCCGATGCGCTTCTGGAGTTATTGCACGAGTTAAAAGGTTACGACATTACCGTAATTGACGACCACAGCGCTTACGACCCGACCGAACACATGAAGCTATGCGAGTACATTCGGACGCAACCAAGACGAAAGTACGGGTTCTGGAAGCAATGGCAGTTTGCGTTCGATATTTGCCGAAACTCTAAGCACGAATATTTCCTTTTCATTCCTGACGATTACTACGACATCGACATGACGAAGCTGAAACGAATCAAATCGACTAAGCCGTTTATGTTGCATCCGACCAACTTTGGAACAAAAAAGATGTGGACGAACATACAGCCACAACAAGCTACATTTTGTGGAATCAGTTGTCTCAAAGTTGGCTTTGTCGATTGCACGTTTTATACCAATCGAATTACTTTAGAACTGATGGAATGGACTCAACCCGAAGTGGGATGGGATTGGTTTGTTCACAAAGATATGTCGAGCGGTGTAGGGTGGAGTCAATCGCACCTGTTAGAAAAGTTGGAAATTCCGATTTATCTACCCGACAAAGTATTGGCGCATCATGGCAAGTGGGACAGCGTTATGCATCCCGAACATCGCAAAGAGATACCGTTAATCTGCTGATATATCTGCTGATATACTAGCACCTAATCTGATAAAATGAAAGCAAACGAATTAACAACGTACTGCATAAATTTAAAGCATCGATCCGAGAAGTGGGAACAGGCGCAAGTCGAGTTTGACACGTTTGGACTTAAGCCGACTCGTATAGATGGAGTCGAACATCTCGATGGGCATACGGGTTGCACACAAGCGCATTTGAGAGCATTGAAACACCTTAAACCACCGTTTCTGTTAGCAGAGGATGATATCAAATTTATCGGTTTAATCGAGCAGTTACAGTCGGCAATCGATCAGCTTCCACCGGATTGGGATATGTTGTATCTGGGCGCAACGTTGCAAAACAAGTTAGAACGATACAGCGACAACCTATTCAGAATTAAAGATGCGTACACGACCCATGCAATCATATACAATTCGCAACGGGTGATTGATTTCATTGTAGCCGAACACAATACACGTAAGGTCGATGTATTTCTAGCCGATGTGGTACAGCACAATTTTAACTGTTTTTTGTGCAGTCCTATGATCGCAACGCAACGAGCCGGATTTAGTGATATATTGGGATATGAAACCGATTACAGCGGTATCGAACAAAGTTATAACAAACATACAACATGATC